CAGTACCAGCACTTGCCGTGGTGCGCGGCGAGAACCCTCGCCCGCCGCGCCTTGCCCATAGACTTCCGTTTCGGTTTTGCCATTACCCGATAAGCTCCATTATCAGGGCGACGAGCCCGGCAGACACGCCGCCGGCGGCCATCGTCGTTATCACACACGGCCAGAACGTCATGCGGTTCTGGGTAAGCATGATGGTGATGACGATAACGAAAACGCTCACCACTTGGGGCAGGTCCGCATCGGTCATACGCTGCGCTCCAACCGCTCCAGCGCGCTCTGCAAGCGGTTTGCCAGTTCAGCATAGGCTTCTTGCTGGCCCCGGAGCCGTCCGATGATAGAATCCGACGATGTGTCCCCCGGATCTTCCGGGGCCGCCGCGGATTCGGGAACATGACCGCCCAGCCTGTCCGCCATGCTCTCTGCCCGCTCGACCATGTAGCAAAGCCGCTGGATGGCGTCGACATTGATTTCAAGGATATTCGTTATATCCGTTCCCCGCTGGGCGACGTTCACATCACTCGGAAGCGAAAGCGTGTTCACCCCCGATTGCTGCGGCTGCATGCCGGTGTTCTGAAATTTGCTTTCGTCCATGTCGTATCTCCTGCTTGTGTTCAGTAAAAGGTCACGCGGTCAGTTTGTCGATAAGATCCCCATATTGTCCGGTAATCACGGCATGCGCCGCAGAAGCGCGGATCTCCATCGCGGCGATGGTGGGCACGATGGCGGCCCAGTAATCTTCCAGTTCCTCCGCACTCCCGGAAAATGTTTCCAGATACTTGGCAACGCCGCTTGCTTTCTTGTGCCAGTCATCGTCTGTGTAATCCTCGAATTCCCCCAGATCGACCGGGGCTTCCGTCGATTCCGCGGGCTTGTCGGTAACGTCTTCGGATTCTCCGTCGATGGTTTTCCCGCCTGGGTCGTCTGCGGTTTCTTCCTGCTTCGGATGTTGCAGGAGCGGCCACACGCGCTTGAACTCCCCGACGACCGGCTCCCAGCATCCTTCCTTGTGCTGGCTGCCCTCAAGGCGGTCGAGTTCCTGCTTGTTGTTCGCGTTAAGCTGTTTCAGCGCATTGAAATCGACCGCCTTCTCCACGGCAGTAATCAATTCCACATAAGCATCCGACCATGCCGCAGGCGACATATCAGAGCCCGCCGTCTCGCCGATGGGGTCGTAGAGGACATACAATTCCTCGTCGTTGTCGTCAGCCTTGGGCTCGCTTTTCCCCTCTTCTTCTTTCGCTGGCTCGGGCTTCGCCTCGGTCGGCTCTTCCGGCGTGACATCGCGCATGGGGTCGGCGTCGATGGTTTTGCCTTCCATTTCGTCAACCGTGTTCTGACCGCCCAGTTCCTCGGGGAACGCCCGGCGCAAGGATGCACCCTCGGCACACTTTTCCAGCATGTAATATGGGTCATGCTCCCACTTGTCGTTGGGAACTTCGGATTTCCCCATCTGCCCGTAAATGGCTTCCCAATAGATCTTGGGGCCGGGGAATGAACAACGAACCCCGGAGACAATGCGGTAGACCGTAAACCGCGCCCATTCGGGGAACGTCAGCTCAACGGTCTTTTTCGTCTCGTTGTTCCGGCGGCCCACCATGCCCTCGAACGTCTTGGTAACGTCTGGCCCGAACTTCACTTCATCGCAACCGGCATAGACCCCTGTGCGGTGAGCGATGGTCCGCAACAGGGCGATGCCCGGCCAGACGGTTTCAACCATCCCGCCCCGCCCGCCGTTCGCGGTGCTCGACCACATCGGCACGATATGAACAACGCGCTTGAGCGGGTCCAGATTTTGCGACTTGCAATAATCCAGCACCATCAGGATAGATGACGGCGATTTGGCGCCGGGATATGCCGTTTCGCAGAGAACCCGCCATTTGCCTTCGTTGACATCGTATTTGGTCATCATTTCCGGGGATACCGGAAGGCGGGGTTGCAGGATCGATACTGCCTGATTGTTATCTGACATTGGTGGATACCTCTTCTCTGACGATTATGCCTGCGATCCTCGTGTCGAGCCCGGTCGCCTTTATGGCCTCACCGATCATCGCCATATCCGGCTGCAGGTAGGCGCGGGGAATTTCATTGACATCGACAATCTCGAAAACAATGCGCGTCGTGCTGACGGTTTGGCCGCCGGCTGCGGATCTCGTCTTACCTGCTGTCGGGGATGTTTCGGCTTTGATGGCCTTCTTCACCTCCTTCTGCGCGGCCTTGAGAGCCTCTTTGTCCGCGGCTTCCTCTGCGGCCTTTATAGCCGCTTCCGCTTCGGCACGGGCGGCGGCGGCCTTGGCGCGCTCGATGGCTGCCTTTTCGGTGGCATACACACCGAGCAAGCCCTGCACACTGCCGATGGCCTTCTTGCTCTGCTCGCCAAACGGCACGAAATACGCCTGCACCTGTTTCCCCAGGGCGTCATATGGCTTTTTCTTCGCCGTCCGCATGTCTTCCATGCCCTTGGCGTTCGCCTTGATCTGCTGGGTAAAGAGCACCAGCGCCTCTGCCACCTGATCCGCTGTGCGCGTCTCTACGGTCCCGTCTTCCAAGGTCCGTGTCGTCTCTTCGACCTTATCGGGGAGCCCGCTGATAGCGGCCATCAGGGCTTCATGCCGGGCGCGGAGTTCTTCGCTCTCCCGGGCAAGCGTTTCCTCAAGCGTTTCTTCGGGCGGGTTGTTGTGGCCTGCTGTCGGTGTTTCTTCGGTCGTCATAGTCGTTCTCCTGTTAAGATTTCGTGGTTTTGTCTTCAATAATGAGTGCCACGTTTTTCATGTAATCGATCATCGGTGTGCCGTCTGTCGCGAGCATGTGCGGCAGGAAGACGTGATCGAACGTCAGTATTCCGGTATCGATAGCGGTGATCTGGCCCTTCACCCAGTCCCGCAGAATCGAATTGACGGCGATCATGCCCTGGTCGAGTGCCTTCTGTTTCCACTGCTCCTGTGAAGACTTCCGGCGGTGATTGTATGGGCTCTCTTTCAGGAAGCCCTGCGCCCACCCTTCCGCCGAAGCGCGCAACTCGATGTTCCGGCCCTTGTAGGCGAACGCCAAAAGCAGTTCATGCTTGGCGAAATTGTCCATGAACCCCACGCTCTCGCAGCCGAACTGCTGCAAGAGCTTGCGGATCTCGCCCCGGGCCGCCTCCCCGGTGCTCGCATTGGCGTAAGGGAACGTCATTCGACAAACTCACCGTATCCGCGGTCGCCTTCGAAACCGCCAATATGATCCCGCGGGGCATGGTTTTCGGTGGCGTTACAGTACAGACCGCGCAGATAGGAGATTTCCTTATCCTTGCTGGCAAGCTCGGCCTGGGCGGTCATCAAGCGCGCCATCTGGGTATGCACGGAATCGTTCAGCCCGGCGATTTCAAGGATGTGACGCTCGCGGAGTGTCAGATTTTCATCCCGTAAATTACTGACGGCGACATCGGCTTTGTCGAGAACGTCGCTTAACGTCTTCTCGGCGGTCTTGGCGTCTTTGGTGGCCTGCTTTTTAATGCCGGCCACCACCAAAACGAGTTCTTTCTTTGTGAGGTTTTTTAACATCGCGGTTTTTCCTTGAGGTTCAGTTGTATCGGATTATTTCTTCGGCCATATGGCTATGGCTATCACCACTATGATGATGACGGCGGCGATCGCGAGTATCTCGGATGCGGTCATAGGGCTTTCCTAAAAGGTTGGTATATCGAGGGTATTCACGTCGACTGCCGGTTCTGCCGCCGGCGCCGGTTCGTCTATGGGCCGTGATTCAGACACGGGCCGTTTCGGGTTTGCTTCGGGCGACTCCGGGGCGTGGGTCAGCGCCCAGGCGTAAAGCTTTATCATGTAATTGTGCTCCGCCTCGCTGATCGGGTGCCTCGCACAGTGCGGCCATACCCATTGCATCGGGACCATCCGCCCCAGCCGGATAGCTACCGTCATATGCGGCCCGCCCCGCCCATCGGGCTCGTATGGCACACCGTCCACCACCTTCGCGAACATGATCCTGATGGGGACCAGCGGGCCGCGGAGCACCATGCGGGATTTATAGTATCCGCTGATCGGCCTATCAGGATGGACGGGTTTCATGGCTTGCCTGCCAATCCGCAGAATCCCTTTTGTGGAATGCCGTTCGTATTCCCCGATGCGTTCACACTTTTAGCACCCCAGCGCCACGCCATGCACTTAGAGGCTATGCATAGGGTGAAGCCTTCACTTCCATCTTTGTTCATAGTCCTGTTAAACGCGCCGGCTTCGTCCCGTTCCTGCAAGTTCAAATGCCGTGCAAAAGGGCACCACGCCACCAGCGCCTCCGCCTCTGTATGGCCTGTCATTTGATCTTCCCTTGAACATCCAATTGCGCCAGCTTCCGCTTCGCCGCGTTCAACACGTCGACGAGTTGTTGCTCGACCATCTGGAACGGGATACGGAATTTGACCTCGTTTCTGTTGTAGGAGTGGCCGCTTTTTTCCAATTCCAAAGTGACGGTCCATGCGTCGCCTACCGCTTTACGTTTACGAAGCAGCTCCAGCCGCATGAAAGCATCGCTCACATTCGACTGGGCGGATTCAAGGCGACCCGCGAGGCGCGCAATTTCATGCACTTCCTCGGTCGTTAAACTGTGGATGTTATTCATCTGGACTGCTCTCCTGTTCATTCAGTTCGGCAACAAGGCCTTCGTATTGCTCCCGCACATCGGGGGGCACATCGTCATAGGGAATTTCTTCCCATGCATCCTTAACGAACCCCCTGACGGTTGCCGGGTTTTCGTTCACCGTCCAGACGCCGCGGTTCTCGCGACGATACCGGACCTTCGGCGTCCGCTTTGAATAATACCAGCGGGCATAGGGTTGGTTTTTGGAAAGGTTTGGACTGTTTTCCATTCCCCGAGATTAAGCCGCACTGAATTCCCAAGTCAACAATTCATTTAAAATTTAATTGGTAAATGTGTTTCGCGTTTCAGGTTGACGAAAAAGACCCGTGCGCTGTAATGTTCCGCCATGCAATTAAATTCATGGCTTCAAGCCCATAATATGACCCGCAAGGCTTTCGCTGAGACAATCGGCAAAGCCCCCCCTTACATCACACAGATCTGCGATGGGTCAGTTTGGCCTGGGCGAGACGCAGTGAAATCCATCACCAAAGCAACGGGCGGTGCGGTGACGGCAAACGATTTTGTTGACCTGCCTACCGAAGACGACAAAACAATTCCCACCTTTTAAGGAGCTATCACTATGTCCGATCAGTCCATGACCCTTTTGGGCCAAACAACCACGATTTCCTATGATGCGCCTAAAAACGCGACATTCGATCAGTGGTATGAAGACGGGAAGAAATTGCAGGGTGCCTCTGCTTCTCTCGCTTTCTGGTTCGGTGACTGGTTCATCTACGGGGAACGGCACTTCTCGAAAGACGATATGTATATGCAGGCAATCGAGGAAACCGGGAACCGGACAAAAACCTTCCAGAACTGGATTTCTCTTTGCAAAGGGATACCCGAAGAAGACCGTGTTCCGGGCCTGTCCTTCAACGCACATTCCCTTGTCACAAAAATTAAGGACGTTGGCGACCGTAAGGCCATCTTGCGGGCCGTGCGGGAACACGGCGCCAGCCCCGCGGCACTGAAATCCGCAGTCACAGAATACGTTAAAAAACAACACCCTAAGACAAAATCCCGGACTCCGGGAAAGAAATCGAACGATTCTAAAGAACCGGAAATCATCGAACCCGAAATCATCGATCCCAAGAATGTGCCCGATACCGTTGCGCCTGCCGCAGAGGGTCTTACCATCCCCCACGAGGTGAAAGGCCTCGATCTCGCTGATATAGTTCTGCACATCAAGGACAACCTTTCGGACCCCGCCGAATACAAAGCCGACGAGAAACTGGGCGTCACCGCGAAGGAACTGTTCGACGCCATCAGGAAACTCAACAATATCTATATGTCCGTGTGGCCGCACAGCCAGCAACAGCCGGTCCCGAACAAACCCACCGCCAAGCAGATCGCCATATCCGTCGATCAGACGCCTATCCCGACTTTCGGTGGAGAAACACCCGCCGAAGCCGGTCCCGCGCCTGGGAACGCGCCTGACGCCGATGCGAACCCCTTTGCGGACGTTGATATCCCCCCGCAATACGACCGGACGAACAAGAGCGCGGCAGATGTCGCAGAGGCGGCCGTCGCGAAAACCAATTCACCGGCCTGACGCCGGCGGATAACTGAAACCACAACAGGAGCCCTAACATGGCAGAAGACGAAACCACGGCAGATGGTATCGAGGGGGGCGGCGCCAATGAGCCGTCTCGCAGCGATGTCATCATCAACGGATTTGCTTCCCGGTACGCGAAGGACAAGCAGATCGAGGCACAGGTGAAGAAGCACGTCACCCCGTTCAAAGATGATCTCGCGAAGATCCGCAAGGACATGAAGAACGATTTGAACGTGAACTCCACGGACCTGAACCTTCAATATGCGCTGTATAAGCGTAAGCGCGAGGCTCGGGAATTTATGGATGATGACGAGGGGCAGGGCGTTCTCGACGACCTGCAAATGGTCATGTTTGCCCTGGACGGCGAAGAAGCCGCGGAGGGTGAAGGCTGATGCAATTGATCCGGCAAGCCAACGAGACGCAATATACCGTGCTCGCGCTGGATCTCGCGACGGCAACGGGCTGGGCATTGTCCCGGCCCGGGTGCCCTCTCGAATATGGCACTCGCACATTCAAGTCTCAGACCCAGCAAATTCATAAGGGCCGTATGTGGAAAGAGGTTATCGCGTTCCTAAAGTCCAAGAACGAGATTGGCGACCCCATTACCCACGTTTTCCACGAACAGCCCGCCAAGTTCGAAAACTGGCATTCTACGGTCATCCTGCATGGGCAGGTTGCTATCGTACAACTCTGGTGCGCCCTCAAAGGCATACCGTGCCAAGACGTACCCATCGGCACGATCAAGAAACACGCCACCGATAAGGGTAATGCCAGCAAATCCGACATGATCGCCGCAGTCCAAGCCAGCGGGTACGATCCGAAAGACGACAACCAAGCCGACGCGATCGCCATCGCAGACCTTGCGTTGACCACCCTCAATCACAGGAGAAACGCCAATGCCCCAGAAAAAAACAAATCCGGTAATTCTAGCTAGGATAAAACGCTATACCGGCCAAGGATGTTCCGCCGGTGTGATAGCCCAAAGACTCGGTTCAAGCTGGACACGCAACATGGTCATCGGCCTAGCCCGGCGCCACTGGGATGGGCTCACTAACCTCAAGAAAATCATATTTGAGGAACGAGTTTTGGCCGCGAAAGAGGCCGCCGACTATGCGGTTGAAATTGGCAGAAGACTCCCGCCACCAGCAGAGCCTATCGGGGAAGAGGACCGGTTGCCCCGTAGCGGCCGGGCTCCAACCCCTGTCGATGAAAACGCAAACCCGCGCGTCTGTCGTGAATTGGAATGTCGCAATCCCAAACAGCCCGGGCACGGCTTCTGTGCCACGCACCTGACATCGAAGTTTCTGCTAAAACGCGCCGCAGAGGCCGCCCAATGAGCACCGCAGAACCCGGTTCGAGGAACCGTTCATCCGTCAACCGTCCGTCCGACGATCATTACCCGACACCCGTTGAGGCGGTCTATCCGTTGATCCGCACCCTCGCGCTCCCAAACAAGATCTGGGAACCGGCCTGCGGTGAGGGGCATATCTCCCGCGTTCTTGAGGAATATGGGCACAATGTCGTGTCGACCAATCTCATTGATCGGGGGTATGGAAAACCCAATGTTAATTTTCTCACCCAAAAAAGAGCCCGGGCAAAGTGTATTGTCACGAATCCGCCGTTCTCTCTGGACGAGGAATTCATTGAACACGCTTTCCGCCTGGGCGTTGATGTCGCAGCGTTCTTCCTGCCCGTCAAAAAACTGTGTGGGCAGGACCGATACAAGCGCATCCACGGGCCGACGCCGCCGGCTCTGGTTCTGTGCTTTGTCGAGCGGATCACGTTCTACGCCGGGGATACCGCTGTCGAGGATCAACCGGGATGGAGCACCGAAGACTTCGCATGGTTTATCTGGCGCAAGGGTTTCAAGGGCAAGCCGACGATAGGTTGGCTATCCCGGGATGACGGTGAACAGCGCGATATGTTCCTGCCCGAGCCCAACGGGGGGATTGTCAGATGAACGAGGAAGAACAGTTCTTCATGCCGCAGAACCCAGAAGCCGAAATGGCTTTGCTCGGTTCTATATTGGAGCGGAACCTTGGTTTCGACGATTCCGCCGACATCATCCAGCCCGAGCATTTCTACGATCCGTTCCACGGCTATATCTATAAGATTATCAGCGACACGATCCGGGCCGGGCGCACGGCAAACCCCGTCACACTCAGGCAATACCTCGACACGGCGGAGTTCGAGCACCGGGGCGGGCACAGATACCTAATCCAGTTGGTCGGCTATTCACTCACCACGGTCAACAATCGGGAATATGCCGAAACGGTCTTCGATTGCTATATCCGCCGGCAGGTCGTGCAGATCAGTGAGGATATGAGGGTGCGCGCGCTGGGCGCGGAGACGGATACGTCTGCAGTCCAGATGGTCGAGGGTATCGAGAGGGAGTTATCCGATGTCGTGACCAGTGGCACACCGCAGCGGGGTTTCGTCACATTCGATGATGCGATCGACGAAACGCTGTCGAAGATGGAATACGCCTATAAGAACAAGGGCACGTTCTATGGCACTCGCACCGGCTTCCCAACGCTCGACGGAAGGCTCGGCGGCGGATTAGGTGACACGGATCTTGTTATCCTCGCCGGTCGCCCTGGGATGGGTAAAACCGCATTGGCGACAAATATCGCCTTCAACATAGCTACGGCAGATCCGGTAGAGGATGAAGACCCCCCCGGCGTTGCGTTCTTCTCGATGGAAATGTCAGACGAACAGCTTACCCAGCGCATCCTTGGCGAAGTGTCGAAGATACCTGCTAACCTGATTCGGGCTGGTGACATATCGGGCACCCAGTTTCTTGATGTCGTGAACGCTCGCAACAAGATCCGCGGGGCTCGACTGTTTATCGACGACACCAGCGGGATCGACGTTCACACCTTGAGCGCCCGCGCCCGGCGCCTTAAACGCAAACACAATATCCGCCTGATTATCATCGATTATCTGCAATTGATCCAAGGCAGCAGTGGCAAGAAGGGCGATACGAACCGGGTAGGTGAATTGAGCGAGATCACCCGGAACTTAAAAACGCTGTCAAAAGATCTGAATGTGCCGGTCGTGGCGCTGTCCCAACTCAGTCGCGCCGTCGAAAATCGTGAAGACAAACGGCCCTATATGTCGGATCTGCGGGAATCGGGCTCCATCGAGCAGGATGCTGATATCGTCATGTTCGTCTATCGCGATGAATATTACATCGAGCGGGATGAACCCAAAACGAAACGCGATCGCGAGGATGAAAAGAGCTTCCAGAAACGTCGGGGTATATGGGTCCATCGGGGCATGAAAGCTAAGGGCATGGCAGAGGTCATCATCGGCAAACAGCGCCACGGTCCTACGGGAAAGATCAATATGCGGTTTATCCCAGAATTTACCAAGTTCGAGGATATTCCGGCGGAACAGGTCCACACATTTGAATTACCCCTTACTGACGAACAAATTGAAGGAATCGAGATATGAGCATCCAAGCAGTAGGCTGGTGCCTTGAACTGGAAGACCCCGAATTGAAGCCGGCCTCGCGCCTCGTTCTGGTGGCTGTCTGCAATTATTCCGACGAGAACGCCGCGTGTTTTCCGTCACAGAAGAAGCTCGGCAAGAACACGGGGATGACCGCCCGAACGGTGCGTAGCCATTTGCAGATTCTTGAGGATCTTGGCTATATCACGCGCGAGCATCGCCAGCGGGAGGATGGGTCCAGAACAACGGATCTGATACGTGTCTGGTCAAAACCCAAAGGGAAAAATCTTCCGGTAGGCCAAGGGGAAGATTTAGACAATCCAAAGGGAAAGAATGAACAGGCCAAAGGGAAGCTGTCTTCCCCCCTAAATGAACCGTCACTAGAACCGTCACTAGAACCGTCACCTTTATCGGCGCCGAAGGGTGCGAGGAAGACTTATCCCGCTGACTTCGAAGCTCTTTGGGCAGCATGGGATGCATACGGCACAACCATCGGCGTGAAGGGCGAGGCGTTCCCAGAATGGGTGAAGGCAGCGAAGCATGTCCCGGTCGGGCAAATGATCGATGCTGTGAAATCCTATTGCGCCAAATCCCGCAAGAAAGACAGTTACACGAAACACGTCTACCGGTGGCTCAAGGCCCGGGGCTGGGAAGACGAAATCGGCTCCACGGAAACGGGTGCCCCTGAAATGTCCTTGCAGGAACTCCGAGAGGACGGCTACCGTAAAACCGGGTATTGGCTCGATATCTGGGGAAATAAGCCCAGCGGACCTGCCGCAGCCCCGGGAGAGGGTGCATGAGCAACAATCCTACCGCCCACCGAAACGCGCACATCGTTGCTATGCGTGTCCAGGGGACGACTTTCAAGGATATCGCTGTTATTTGGGGGATATGCCCGGCTCGCGTGGGCCAGATATGTCGCGCCTATCGCCATAAAAACAGGAAGGCAATTCCCCGACTGAGCTTAAAGGTGGTGAACAGGGCTGTTGTCGATGCCACGGGAGAAGAAGATGTGCGGGACACTTGGATTGAATACGATGTTTGGGAGAGATACGTCAACGACGAGCATTATTCTGAATTGGCGGGCCGGGATCGCATAAAGCGGCAGAGGAAGATGGCGGAACAAAATCGGCTGAAACTGGTCGACGACATAGAAATCTTAGAACGGGAGATACTTCGATCGAAGCAAAGGACATCAAATCTCGTTATTGAAGTGACGCTAAAGGAGATACAGCTTAAAGATTTGTTATCGGCTAAAATCCGACAACACCTTCGCTGATAATCCCCGGATTAACGGGCGAACACGTCCTGATACCAGTCCTTCGCGACATCGAGTTTATCCATTTGGTCATCGGTGAGGCTTTCCAAGAACGCACCGCGGTCCTTGATCGCCACGCCGCCCAGGGGATGCGCCCGCTTTATCGACCGGCCGATACGTTCCGTGCCCATGCCAAGTTCTTCCATTGTTTCGAGCGCGGACGCTTCGGCCTTCTCGTCTCCGAACTTCCGGGCCTTGCGCCATTTGTAGAGCGCATCGGATGACGGCGTGGAGAAATTTGAGCTACCGGTCGATCCCTTCGTTTCGCGGACCCAATCGTGAGCCAGACCCTTCATTTCGTTATAGGCCGTCTCGCCGGGGTCGCGGGTGTTCACCACGGTATTCACAAGCGACTGACCATATCCGCGGGTCGGGGCGCCTATGGCTTGGTCATATTCATGCTCGATGCTGAATAGCTGGGCAAGGTTCCGCCAGCGATCGCGCACAGATCTGGGCTCGAACACATCGGGCCATACCTTCACGCCGAAAGCCAGTTCTACCGGGGCCATGATAACCGGCGTCAAGCCAGTAACGACGCGGTTGACGGGGGCCCGGCCTAGTGCTTTGGCGCTTTCGTAAGCCGTTGCTTTCCCGCTTTCGACGGCGCTGATCCCGCCGGCGATGTCAGACAGTCCGATCAACGAGAGCGCGTCCGAGAAGGCACCCTGGAAGCGGACAGTCAAAACGCGGCCGTCTGCATCCCTGAACGGCAAAACAACGTGCATCCGGGCCTTGTCGTCTTCGGACAGTTCATCCTCAAGGTCGCCCATCAGGAGATTGTTCCAGACCTGCACGGTGATATAGAGCATCGACATGCGGAGCATGAGCCACGCGGTCTTGCGCGCGCCGGCAGATACCGCCAGACCGCCGCCCACGGCGAGTCCTTTGCCGACACCCTGCCCGAAGGCGTTGCTCGTCAAACGCCAGTAACGCTTGGTATTGATTTCCAACCATGACCAGAACGGGATGAAGTGCCGGCGCAGCCCGGCGCCGTAGTACGAGATTGCACCATAATCACCAACCATATCGCGGGCAGCGAGCGCGGCCTTGTCTTTCAGATCCGGCACGGCGTCTATCATCTTCGGCACAGACGCGCCGTAACCGATTTCGGCCATAGTCTTGCCGGCGTTAAGCTGATTTGTGTATTCGATATACGCCGCGTACCGCAGGATGTTTTCACGCCACTGGGTAGCGCCCTGCAATGTCCGCCAGACCTTGCCGAGCGATCCAATCGTCACCTTGTTGATAGGGCCGCGTGTGCCGTCCAAATGCGCGAACTGGGACAGGTGGTTGATGTCGGGGATTTCCTGCGCGGTTAGCCCGGAATCGAATACACCGCGCTCTACGGCCTGCATATACAGATCGCTTGGCGCCTTCTTCTGGCGCATCACCGCATACAATTCCTTCGATGCCCGGCCGAAGTGCTTAACGATCCGGGGATTACCGGCGAGCACGGCGTCGAGATCGCCCGAAATGTTGTTGAGATTGTATTTCAGGACGCGGCGGGGGTTAATCAGAACCCAGCGTTTCCACTGCCGCAGCGGGGAATCGAACAGGAAATTGACGATATTGCCGGAGTACGTGTCGCCCAGGCCGTTCAGCGTCGCAGCCAGCTCGATCGGAACGACAAGCTGATACTTCTCGCCGCCGACCGCCAGTTGTTCTTTGACCTGCGACCGCATGCCGGCAGACATCAGGGCCGCCATTTCCGCAGGGATATCCTGCCCCTGCTCCAAGTGCTGCATGAATTTATCAACCACATGCTCGGATATCGTTTTCGAGACGAACATATGCTTGCCCGGCTCGGGCTGCCAGATCGTGTATCCATCGGGCGCGAACTTCTTCACGGCGCTGGTAACATCGCTGGGGTCCATGTAACGCTCGCCCAGCATTTGCCGGACTATTTCCTTGCGCCCAGTAATGGCCTTGAACACCATTCCGGCACCCATCGCGCCCGGCTGGTCGTTATCCATGATCCATGACAGAAACGGGAACAGCTTGCCCTCGTTGTCGGCTAGGCCGGCTTCCAGGCTATTGGCTATCTTCTCGAACTCCGCGGGGATGTCCTGCATGTTGCCGACTGCACCGGAGATCTTCTGCATCCCGATCGCGATGCTCTTGCGAAATTCCATAAAGATTTCGTTGATCGGGCTCGTCTGCCGGCCGCTGCCGGTGGTGTAGCCGTTTTCCTTCATATCCATATCGAGCAGGTTTTTCAGGTTTTTATCGTTCTCCGCCTTTGCTTTGGCGAGCACGGCGTCACGGACATTGTGCTTGGATTTCTTCAGCCAATCGATCGTCTTCGCTTCCGTGATGCCGGAAAGCGCCTTTTGCATCCACTCGAACTCCGCTTCCAGCAGGTTCGCGTTGATGTCGAGCGTTGATCCCATGCGCCGCGCCCAGTATGGCTGTTTAACTCTCTGCCCGGTCTTTGTGGCGGGCATACGCATGACACCGCGCGCGTATTCCAGCACGGTATGGCGGTAATAGTTCGGGTTTTTGATCTGGCTTTTGCTCAGAACACCAGCTTCGACAAGGCGACGCGCGATATCCGAGTTAATCAGCCGGCGCCGGCGGATCGCGGAACGGATGTCGGGGCGGTCCCTCAACACCTCTTCGATCTTGGCGCGCTCGACCTTGAGCGTTTCCGCATCGAGCCCGAACGGGATTTCGTGGTTCTGATCTGCTTCCCATTGCAGATCATCGAGCACGACCTTGCGCGTGAACAGATCCAGATCGTCTTTATTCATGCCGTCGACCACGCTGTAAACGTGGCGGATAACCTCTTCCTTCGTCGCCTGCGGGGAAGCGGAGAACTTGCGAAGCTGTTGCATCGCGTCAGCCCATTCGGGCGTGTTCGGCAGGAATACGGTTTCCTTGTGCCCGTCGATGAAGATTTCCCCGCCGAAGTGAGACGATAAACCCTGCGCGATGTGTCCGATACGGGCTTTTACCCGGAGTGCGAGGCTGTCGCCGGCGCCGACGCCCAGGCGCGCGCGCTTCCAACGCTTCTCAGTGTCGGGGTTGTCGAACGTGATGCCGTGCGCCTTCGCCCCCTTCTTGCGCTGGAACGAAACAGGCGCCGCGTCTGCCAGCGGGGTATTGCCGGTACGCCGGCCAATGATCCCGGCGTCGATCGCGCCAAATATCTCTTCCGCTGTTTTGAAACCCTGCCGGCCGACGATGCCGCGGATACGCTGGAAAAACATCTGGATTGACCTGAATACGCGACTGGTCGGCGTGGATGCCTTGAACTCGTCATCCGACATTGCGCCGTATGCTTCCGCTACAGCTTCCTCGATCTGCTTGTCGGCGCTCAATTCCGGGTATTTGGCTTTGATATCGAACTTCGCCATCCACGGGTCTGCCGCGGCTGCCAGAATTTCCCACTCTGCCGGGCGGATAGCGCCAGACTGCCGCAGGAAATGGATGATTTCGTGCGTGACCGTGCCATAGGGCGCCGCGGAATTCATAGACACCGCTGCCAAGTGCTCGATGACGCCGGCGGAATTCTCATTGCGGTAATAAACGCCGCCGATCTTGAACGGCTTACCCTCGACCACGGCAAGGAGCCTCTCGTAGACATCAACCTTGAGCCCGGGCGCGCGCTTCTTCACCGCCGCATAGATGGCGTCGCGGATCTTCTCTTTGGCGCTGTCCCACTTTTCCGTGAGCAAACCGCTGACTTCATCGTTCACGTCAACAATGTCGTCTTGGCGCTGCCATGACAGGATGCCTTTATCGGGGCCGTCGCCGTCTTCATCGTCTTCCGTCGAGATCCGCCCGTCTTCGTCCACATTGACCTGGGCGACGCTGGGGGCTTCGTCTTTCTTGATATCACCCAAGATCGCCGCATCGAGCGCCTCAACCTCTTCGTACAAGGTATCTATTTGGCCTCTATCAGGATACTTGGTTTCCTCGAAATCGGCGTACTGTTCCAGCGTCGTCTGCGCTTTTGACAGATCAAACTGTTGCAGTTCGAGCCTGCTCTCAAACCCCTTCAGGGCGCCCTCGATGCTCTGTGTAACGCCAGACGAGGAACCGGAGATCTTGACATTGGCCTGCGCGCCATCGCCCGTCATTTCCAGATAAACCGAATACTGCGCTTCTTGCTGCCCAAGGATGCCGATCATCCAGCCCTCTGCCACGACATCAAACCCGCCGATGGTCGCGAGCGTATCCAGCGTTACCTTTTTGTCGCCGGATTTCAGCGGGAGAATGATCTTGTCATCGAGAGCCTTGAGTATTGCCGCGCCAAACTCCACGCGATCGGTAAAGGTTTCGCCGGCAGCTTCCGCCGTGAAATTCTTGCCGGTCGTATCCGTGCGCTTGGCAATGTCGCCGGTGATGGCCTCAATGCGCCGTTCCGCGCGCTCCACATTCCGCCCGGCTTCGCTGATCCGGCCCCGAATTGCGTGTTGCTCCCGCTGGTGCCCCTTCTCGCGGCGTACCAGCTTTTCAAGTTCCTGCCGCTTGTCGGTCAGTTCGATAAGGCGGGGGTCTGCCGTGCTCATGGCCTTCGCCTGCTCGAACTGCGAGGCTTCGCCCAGGTCATCCATGTCGCGAAGGTTCGGATCACCGGCGAAGAAACCCTCGATGAACCGGGCCTTCGTCTCCATCATTCCCCACATGGTCGAATCGTAGGTGCCCTTCGTCGCGTAATCGTGGATACCAATTTCGCGGTTCATATTGCCCTGCCGGATGCCGCGGCCATTACGCTGCTCGTCATCGGACGGGAACCAGAGCGGGTCCATGTTGTGAATGTCGGTCAGGCGCCGCTGTGCGTTGACGCCCGTTCCCATCTTCGCGGTCGATCCAATGAGGATACGAACCTTGCCCTCGTTCATGTCATTGAACAGGCGTTGCTTGGCGACGTGTGACTTATGCTCAGAAATCAATGCGATCTGATCGCGCGGAACGCCTTGGCGGATAAGCTCGGAACGCATGTATTCATGCACCCTGAACGCCCGGGACGTGCCGACACCCAGATTTGCGAACACCATCTGCGTACCCGGGCCGCGATCTACGGGCTCGTCGGTGTATCCGCCTTCGGGCTTGACCCCGTATAACGGCTGCAATTTGGTCGCTTCCCACTGCTTAAACACGTTGGTAGTCGCTATTTCCAGCTTGCTGGGCATGTTCGTTTTTACGTCAGGATCAACGAGGCGCATGTCGATCGCAGCATGCCGACCGTCATTAATCACGCTCAGAATGATATCGTCGCCCGGCTGGGGCGGACCTTTGCGGGCCGCGATAGCTTCCATGCGCCGCGTAAGATGCGCCTGATAATCCTCAAGATGTTGGCTCTTCTCCGCGAGGTTCATGTCCCGTTTTCCCCCGCGAATTGTGGGTCGGGTCACATACTGGGCAAGCTGCTTCGACGTGACGACATCCATGCTCTCGCGAACGATCGACGACAATTCAGGGATGTTTACAAACTTCGCGAAGCGCGTGACCTGCTTATACCCGCCGGTCGCGTCCTGTTCCGTGTTCGTCACCGTGTCACCGAAGGCGCCGGCCCATGCGTCGAAATGGTTCAAGCCGCGGTCTGCAAGCTGCTCGGGCTGCATATACCGCTGCACGGTAAACAGTTCGGCCATCGTGTTCGTGATCGGCGTTCCAGACGCCATGACCAGATTACGGCCCGGGTTGATCGTTTCGAGATACCGGGTTTTGACGTACAGATCCCATGACATTTTTGCCCCGATGGGCGAGACGCCTTTGACGTTCGACATTTTCGTAGAGAAGTCGAGCTTGCGGAATAGGTGGCCTTCATCGACGAACAGGAAGTCGACGCCCATTTCCTCGAACGTGAACACCTGATCCTTGTTGTTAGAGGCGTTGCCGGACAACCGCTGCTCGAAACGCTCGATCTGGCTTTCGAGCTTGCCGCGCGTGATGCGGGTTTCCTGATCTTTCCCCATTTCCTCAAGCACAGCGCGATATTCATCGATCTGCTTTTGCACAAGCCCGTCTTCAAACTCGTTCGACATCGGGATAAGCCCAAAGGACGAATGGGGAATAATCACCGCATCGAGGTCGGCGTTCGCTGCATTGGCGATAAACTGCTTGCGGCGGTCGGTATGGAAGGCCTTCTCGTCCGCGACCATGATCTTGGCGGTCGGGTATTGCTCGTAGAATTCCTTTGTGAACTGCCCCAGCATGTGATTCGGGACCGCATACATTGGCTTGCGGGCGAGCCCCAGGCGGCGCATTTCCATGCCGGCGCCGATCATTGCCGATGTCTTACCGGCGCCGACCGCGTGGCCCATGTAGGTATTGCCCGACTGGATGATCCGCGCAATCACGCGCGTCTGGTGCGGACGCCATGACCACGACGAGGTAACGCCCGGGGTTGTCAGATAGCCGCCGTCATAGATCCGGCTGACGATGTTGTTGTATTCGTCGTTATACCGCTCTGCGAGTTCGTCGGCGCGCGTGGCGTCTTCCCAGATCCAATCGTTGAACCGCTCGCGGATATCCTTCTGCTTCGCAAGCGCGGCCTCTGTGGCGACGGTATCAGTCTCCGTGCCCTTGCTGCCGTCCGGTTTCGTGTATTCCCTCGAAACCTTCGGATCTTGCCGGTTGAGCGCGTAAAGGATAAGCGCCGGCGCGGCGTGGTCGGTCGTGCCCCATGTCGAACGCGCGGCAGCCGATGTCTTATCACCGCTGACAGACCAGAGGGCCAGTGCCGGCAGGTATTTGATCTTGAGCGATGTGAGCCCAAGCGCCTCGGTTCCGAATTGCTCGATGGTCGCCGGGGGTATCCACGGCATGCCAAGGCTGGCGGCGATGTCTGATGGGGCGAGCGCGGTAGGCTGGACGGCTTCCAGCGCCGACACGTTGCGGCGGAAACTCAGATCCTTTTCAGATAAGTCCCGGGCTTCGGTGAGTTTCTTCCTCACGTCGCCAGACAGGTATTCGTCCGATGTCGCCCACGTCTCGCCCTGCCCCGGCACCTTGAAGATCCGGTCGCCCAGTTCCTCGATGGCCTGTTCCGCGGTGATGCC